GGTTCCTGGGCGCTGTGGAACAGGCGGTACGGATGAATGCAGTGCTGATTGCTGCAACCCCATCGCGGTTCCTGCGTCATAGTGATTACCATCCTGCCAACAACCCGGATGACGTTCCAACGGAACAGGATTGGAAGGATCTGAAAAGTTGCGTTCGCCCAACCCTGGCAGTTTGCTACACCCCCAACAGCAACGTTGATGACGTCAACTTCCTTTCCAGCATGGGAATGAGATTTGACCCCAGCAAGAAAAGGAACAGGTTGAGGAACACAGCAAGGAAGTTACATGAACAGGGAATGGGGTACAGGAACATAGCCAAGCAGTTGCAGGAAAGGTATGGGGAAGGGGTTAGTCATATGACTGTAAAACGGTTGTTGCAGGGGTAGAACTACACTACAGGAATAGGTGGTAGATTGTCCTAAAAGTAGCTCTAAAAGTGACCGTAAAAGGTAACAGGATGTACCTAGGGTTGCTTCAGGGTACTGCAACAGCGTAAACCTAGGCTTTTTGCCTAGAAAGTATCTTCTGGGCAGCTTGATACAGGGCATCCCCTGTTACGGGGGTAATCCAGACATGAACACCATACAGTTTGGCGTAGTTGACGAGCATTCCTGTGATAGTGCAATCGACCTCTTCCAGCGGGGTAGCAGTATTGGTGATTGAATCGAAAGTGGTAATCAGCACTCCGTCATGTTTACTCGCTTCCCGGACTGACAAACTGAATTTGGGGAGCATCTGCTCTACCCGAGCCTTGAGTACGTCCGGGGGCAGTTTTGGTTCGTAGTCGTCGTCCTGATGGTAAGTCACGGTTCCATCTCCCAAAGAAAAAAAGGGGCAGGGGCTGTTCCGCTCCCCCACCCCCCATTGTACCAGAACAGTTACTTGATCTTCGCCTTCTTTCGACTTTCCCCATTCGCTTCCGGTTCGGGAAGTTCTTCAGGGGCCGGAAGGGAAAGACCCTTCAGTTGCAGTTCCAGTTGTTTGGCTCCGTCACCAACCGCACCGGAAGCAATGTCGCGGGCGGCATCAGCCAGCCCGGCAAGAACTGCCTGTCGGGCATAGTTGCGAATCCAGCCGAAGATGTCGAACATGGAAATCGTCTCCGTAAATGGAAGGGTTATTCAGTACCCCTGGCAGGAATCGAACCTGCGACATGCTGCGTGTAAGGCAGCCGCTCTACCGCTGAGCTACAAGGGTAAGTACCTGTCTCTCCAGGTTGTCACACCACTGTCCGCAGGGAACTTCCCACGCGGTTGATCCCATTCAAGGGGCAGCAGGTGTCGCTGAACTCCATCACGCTGAGTCTACGCTCCGAGAAAGGTCGGAAGCACCTTTGTCCTCAACCAACCATACGCTTTCCGGGTCGATGTTTTGCACAACCAACCCGGAAGAGCTGAGTACCCGAATACTACCGTCGTCGTTCACTTTGCTAACCCAACCGTGCAGGGTGAGCGGCCCCACACGGCTGGATACCTGAAAGAAGATCTCGTCACCGGTTCGCATACGCTTCCGCCGCTATTCGTGGGTTTTTACCTTTGAACTTACTGAGAAACTCAGTAAGTTCATTCCTGTCGTACGGATCGCCGCAACGTTCCAGAACGAGTACAACCTTTTCAAGGAACGTTGAAAATTCGGAGTCCCGAGCTACGGCTTCGCCAACCTCACGCAAGCCCTTCCCGTACCTCCGCCGCAGCGACTTGACGCGAGATTCGCTGCTGGGAAGAGATTTACCGAACAGTTCCCGTAGACTCTCTTCCCTGTATTCGTCATTGAAGAACTGCCCCATGTATCGGCGAAGTTCATCTTCGCCGCTAGTGTTCATGATTTCCAGAGCGCGGGCGTATATCTTGTGATTCATTTGCCGCTTGATATTCGCCAGCACCAGATTGTTCCCTGCCGTTTGCTTTGCCATCTCAATCACCCCTAATCTGTTGACCATGTTGTACCCAATACAACATGCGCCACAATCTAATCCAAGTCAAGCAGGAAGGTATCGAAATACCTTCCCGATCTTCACTTTCCGGTACATCGGGCCTTCCTGCCCCGCCGCTGCCAAACTGTACCGTTTCCCCTTTTTGGCGTATAGGGGTTCATCTGCCATTTTGGCAGTCTTCTTGGCCTTGCCGTTCCCCGCAACCGTAGAAAAACCGCCTACGATTGCATTAGACGGCTGATCTACCCCTTCAATGGGGGTAGCCCCATTCTGGCCACAAACCCCGTTAGAAACCGTTGTAGGCGGTTTTTCGGGGTAGTACGGCAGTTGCAACACCGGGGCAAGGTCTGCAACCGGAACCGGGGCGGGGAAGTTTGCCTGTCGCAGCCGTTCCATTCGGGAAACGCGGCGGAAGTACAAATCGTCCAGGCTGGCCGTGCCGCAGTACAGGTCCAGCAAGTCGTTCGCGGACTTCCCGGTGTAATCGAACCCGATAACGTCCGCGAGGCCCTTCAGCTTCTCAAGGGCGACGTTGGCCAGAATCTTCGGGAACCCCATCAGGGGCCGAATGAGCAGAGCAGTTTCGTTCAGGGGGCGTTTCTTGTATCGTGTCATGGAATCTTCTCCTATGAAAAAGCTACCCAGTCGTCGTCTCACATCCTTGCCGCTGGGTAGCTCAAGCCGTCCTTGGTTATCCTTCAGTTCCCCACGGCGTACATTCGCCGCAGTAGGTATCGGTCGGCATCGTGCAGCACTCGCCGCACGCAACACACTTCGACTGCTGCGCCCGAAGCTCAACTAGCCGTGCCAGCAAGGCGGAAACGCTAACGGTCACTTCCGCCCAAAACTCAGGGCGGTCTTCATCGTCCAGCCGGATCTGAACCGTGTGTTGATCCAGAACCCGGATGGTTCCGTGAAGGTCGCCACGCCCGCTGAGGCGTGCGACTACTGGACCTTCGTCGTTGATCTGTACTGGAAGGTTCTTCGACATGGCTCAGCCCTCAATGCAACAGGACATGAGGAGTACCACGATGAACAACACAAGGCAGAACGTGTCAAAACCGGTCATAGGAATCTTCTCCTTTGAGTTGAAAACACAGGCAGAGGTCAGCCCTGATGCTTTACTGGCTTTACAGCGGGGAAGCTCCCCTGGGGTTGCAGCATCATTACCCAGCGAGTTGGTAATACTCGTCGGCAAGCTCAGAGCAACCAGTCCTGAGCGGGCTGACCTCTACCCATGTATACGCTACAGGGTAGGTAGTTTTTTAGTGTGCGTGGAGTTCGTAGGGGCGGCGAATCCGTGCTTCGTTCATGTCAATTTCTCCGTTATCGCTTCTTGACGGTTTGCTGGATAATCCAGAAACCGACACCGATCAGCGTAGCCATGCCCACAGCCGCCGCCGTGGGAATATCAACGCCCACGGCAATGACCAGAACCTTCTCCACCCCCACCGCAACCAGCAGGGAGATCAGGAAGATCCCCACCGCGAAACCGATGTCTTTCATTGCAGCCTTCTATCTGCCCCGTTGCCGGGGCTTTACAGACCGGTCTGCCGGTAGTTCTCGTAGTCGGTGCTTGCCCGAACTTCGATGGCGATACCAACAAACAGAATAATACCCAACCCCACCACAATCACGATAAACATCCAGAACCCTCTCAAGTTAGCTGAACATCAAACACACCAAAGCAAGCACGCTGCACGCAATGCTTGCACCGAACAGCGGTAGAGCCGCTACCGGCCCTGCGGCCAATCCCGCGAAGTACAGGGCGATCGCCGCCCCGTGACATACCAAGTTCAGGGTCTTCATGGAAGCATCTCCTCTAGTTTACCGTTGCTCGTACTGAGCCTTGTCACCACGCCACCCGTACACAGCACCGTCACGAACCCAGTCTGCATGGGCAACTTGTAGACCGAATCCGTTAACATCCTTCCAGAAGAGAACGTAGTTCAGGCGGCTATCTTTCCGCAGTAGCTGGCGGCAGACCAGATCCCGAAGCGTTGCCGTGGGCAGAACGTACCAGTGCGAAGGACGATCGGAATCCTGCGGAACATCTTTCATCAACTTGATGAACTTCGCCATGAATCATCTCCTCAGTAATTTGGGCGAACATGGGCGAATCAGAAACCGCTTACTTCCAGAAGATGCTGCACACCGCCAGCACCTTGGTCAACACCCAACCCAGGGCGCTGACAATCGCCGGGAAGGCGGTCAGCCCCAAGTTGATGTCAAACATCCAGGTGACGACGCCAACCGTGGCCGAAAAGGCCAGACCAACCAACCAAGCCACCAGCGTCTTCTTCGTCTTGTTCTTCACAGTCGTTTCCCCTTTCAGGAACCCTTGTTGTACGCAACACCATGTTGCATACAATATAACATACCATACTGGATACGGTATGCAAGTCAATTTTTGCAATTTGTGACAGAATTTGTCAAAAAATCTGGGGCGGGGACTGATCAAGCCCCCCACCCCAGAAGCATCATCAGACCTGAACCTTCGGGAACAGCCGTGCCTTCAGTTCCGTCAGGATCTTCTTGACTTCCTTTTCGGGAAGGCCGTTCAGGACGTTGAAGCACGTTTCCAGGGCGTTCGTGGAAGCTGCTTCAGCGTTCGCCTTGGCCGCTTCGGTTTCCGCCTTCTTCTCGTCGGCGGCAGAAACGAACTTCCATTCGTCTTTCGCACGCCGCCCCTCGCTGCGGTACTGTTCGACCTTGTCGAGCGTTTCGTTGATGATTTCCGTCCGCAGTTCGATCAGTTGTAGACGCCGCAGGGACTGACCTTTGACGTAGGGGCCGACGTTGCCGGACAGTTCAACGAACTCCTCTGGATCCTTGCCGAACGAATTGTTGATGGCTTCCGAGTTTTTCTTCAGCCGTTCAGACGCCGTTCGGAACTCGGCATCAGAAGGAAGCAGTTTCACGCAGCGATCGAAACTGCGGGAATCCAGTTCTTTCGCAATCTTCATTGCGTCGGCTTTGTCAATCCAGAACTGAACCAGCCGATCCCCATCCTCCAGAATCAGGCAGTAGGAGTCGTCGCAGCGCCCCTTGCTGTCCACGTCGCGGGTTTCGTACAGTCCTGGGGTATCGACATCAGCGGTGGAATCTTCCCCACGCTTGCCGCCCTTCTTCCCGATGAATTCGCGGTTGAAGGTGAACTTGGAATCACGACCAACGATACGGGCAATGTACTGCTTGCCACCGTATCCGTAACGGGCACCAGCGGTCAGGGTAATCATGGAATCTTCTCCTTTTGGGGTTAGAACGGTTTCGCGTTAAGGGCGGCTTTCACCGCCCGAACATGCTTGCAATTGAAACGGTCTCGGCGTTGGGCGTCTTCACAGTCACAGCTCCAACTCCCGTAGTCCGGGTAGGTAGTGATGGTGCGGCAAACCAGATAGAACGTTTCTAGATCGATCCGCCACAATTTGATGCAGCGTGGCATCGTTTCGACTTCATACTCCCGTACCAGTTTCCCGGTGCAGATACGCAGCATCGGGTTCCCGGTAACGGGATCGTCGTCCAACCAACGGCAGACATTGCGTGTTTTCATTCTGCGTTCTCCTCAAGGAACAAACACCACTCGTTGCGAATCCAGTGAACGATTGCCCGCAGGGTTTCCATTTGTTCCCCCTAGTACGCCTACCCGGCAGGTAGTTTTTAGTCACACCGCCACAAACAACGGTTGCCTACAAACACTCGACGCCACTGCCACTCTATCCCGTGACGGTTGTCGAAGACTTCCAAGGCGGCTGGGGGCGATGTAGCCTGAATAACAAAGATTCGGGTTCCAGTAGCGTTGATACACTCAAACAGGTAACGTGTCACTGTTCTACCCTCTTTCCAGTTTTGCGGATGTACACCTTGCCGGAACGAAACGTTCGCCCGGCGTTCGTCAGTAGCCCCGAAGGCTTCCGCACCTTCGGGGCTTTGATGGTCAGTTTGAAACCCTTACGACTCATTCTGCACCTTCTTCTGGACGATGCCCTGTGCCGCCGCGTACTTGAGCAGGTCGGCGACTTGCTCAGCCGACAGGTTAGCCAGTTCCAACCGGAACTGTTCCGGACCGCCCTTCAGGCAGTGTCCGTAGTCAAACGAATAGGAATATTCCACCTTATCGTAGGATTCTGCCAGTTCGCCCCGCAGTTTAAGAGCTTCCTGTGCTCGGTTTTCCTTGCGGCGTTCATAGTCGCGTTTGTTCTTGCTTTCCTGCACCAGTTCCAGCAACTTGACCGCCGCCTTTTCGACGTTGGGTAGTCCCGCCTTGGTTTCCGGATAGGTCTGCGATTCGCTGCGTCCGTACCCGGTACGGACGGTCAGTTTGACTTTGCCGGTGCCCCGGCGATGCCAGACGCTGCCCGTTTGAGTCTCTTCGATAACCATACCGGCGTATTCGCCGTTGACCTTGTCGAGTCGCTTGTTGGGAACCTGATCAGGCTGTTCGGTTTCGCACACCGTAGCCCCAGCCGCCCGCAGGGCAGCCACCACGCCGTCGTAGGTCTTCTGGATCTTCTCGTTGACATTACTCATCTGTCGTTCTCCTGTTTGTGCTGCAACCACATGTTGCATACAATATAACATAGCATGTAACGCAGCAGAAGCAAGTTTTTTTGGTCGGGATTTTGCAAATTGTTCAGGCTGAACGGCGTACATACTACTGACGCTGGTGACTGGTCGGTTGTTTGACGCCCGCCGGAAAATTTCGAGTTTTTTCTCTGGAAAAACGATTTGCCTTACTGCGTTCTAGGGGGTATGTTATATTGAGTACAACATAACTGCCCCACGCAGGACGTAACAAGGAGTGATGAGATGGGCGCATACGAACTGATCGGTCTGAGCCAGGACGAACGCCGCACCGTGACCGAGTACCCGGAGACGCCAGAGGAGTTTGCGGAACTCGCCGCAGAATTGCTGGCAGAGAGCATGTACACGAACGATGTGTCTGGAGACGGCTACAGCGGTTCCGAGGCTCGCGGATTCACCGAGTTCGTCGGCGAGAACTGGCAGGTGGACGTGATCAATCCACCCGTCCGCTAACCCCCCGGCACCGAAGCCGACCTAGCGACACCCCGGTGCAAGTCCGGGGCGGCTTCCTGATCCCGACACCAGCCCCGCGAGGGGCACAACGAGGAGTAATGATAGTGAAGACGGGCAAAGCAGAATGGTGGGCAGTAGTTTACGTCGGAGCCCCTTACGGGGAAAATGAAACCGGTGAGATCGTCTCCCGGCACCGGAGTTACTGTGCCGCGTTTATCGCGTGGCGGAAGCTACAGTCACGACCACGGTACTACGGGAAAAACTCGCAGATCGTGAGAATTGGAGCAGACGGGAACGTAATTGAAAAATTCGGGTACTGATTCTGTCATCAATGTTGGTGGCAGAGCGTAAGTAGGGTGAGCCGGGCGCGGCAGCAACCGCCCCGGCTTGAGACAAGCTGCCTTTAGGGGTGATCCCCATGTCAAACGGAAGAACAAAGCAGGGCGGAACCTACCGTGGACAAACAGCCCCGGCAAGGTCGCGATGCCCACGATGCGGCAAGAAGGGGCTTGGTCCCTGGAAACCGTACCCTAACCCGACAAAGCCGTGCCATTTGCGCGAGTGTCGCTACTGCCGACTCACCCAGGTCGGCGAGTGTGACGATCGGGGCGGCGTGAACGTGACCAGAGAGCATTAACGTGAACACAAACTGCCGATCCCATTCTCCCGGATGGGCGGCGGCGACACAACAATCGAAGGAGTTCTTCAATGGCAGTCATTATCACCAGCATGCCGTCCACGGGCGAAGCAGTAAAAATATCTCACTCGCCGTTTCCCGTCGAAGAGGTCCGCGCAAGGTGGGCAGACACTGATTGCGTCACCGTCGAGAGCGACGAGGAGTTCGCACGTCGGCCCAACTGCCCGACGTGCGGGCAGAAGAAGATTTTCCGAGCGTGTGCCGACTGTCGGTAACGCTCGGGCTGTCGTCCATTCTCCCGGATGGGCGGCGGCGGCGACACAACAGCCGGGAGAGGAGTGAGTCATGTCTTGCGACATCCTGCATGCCCGTATCGACGGGCGGTGGTTCAACGTGTCGGCGTCGGGAGTGCGTACCCCGACCACGCTGGAAGCCCTTGCCGCCTACCGAGGGCAACGATGGGCGGCCCGTGTCACAAACGCGGGCGACGACGACATTTTGTGCTGGGGCAGCAACGGCTACGTTTCCGTGTCCACCGGGGAGACGGCTTCGATCGAAGCCGTGCGGCAAATGCCGGAGGGAGCAGTATGACCACTGACACCGACCGCCTCTGGATCGCCTACCCCGGTGATCGACCGCCGACAATCGTATCTCTGCCAGAGGGATACGATTTCAGAGGGCATTTGTGGCGGTATGTTCCGGATTCCGAGCAAGCCAGAATGGACGCCAGGGAGGCGCACCTCCGGGACTGGCCGGATTGGGGGATGGACCCCGAACTCAGGATACCTGTAAACCCAACCAAGGAGAGTGATCAATGACCGAGTTTGTTTTTCCTAGCGGTGGCGTTTGGCAATTCGGCAGCACCGTCACGACAACCCCGAACGGTTGCTATCCGCACGTCGTCCAGCACGCGGAGACGCTCACCGAGGACTCCGCCCGCGCTATCTTGGCAGCGGCTCCACGGCGACGGTTGAACGACCCCGACGTGGAGCGGGAGGTTGCAGCCCGCGTCGGGTGCGCGGGCGAGCCGGTTCTCGGCTACGAGTGGTAAGGAGTACGTTCATGTACGCAGGGTATCTGTGTGAAGGCGGAAACCAGTGTACTCATGGCAGCGATTCGACCCATTGGGTTGACGCCGCCGTTCCCGTAGGGTACATCGAGCTTCCCCCGACGCTTCTGTTTCGGGATGGGACTACCTGCCCCCGGTGCGGGTATCCCGGCCCGTTCTGTGACGCCTGTGGGGAAATCGGTCGTTAATTGATAGTTTTTCGCATCTTTTGATTTGCTTCGACCGTTGTGTATGGTATGTTATACTGTATACAACGGTCGAATTCTTTTGGAGAAGATTCCAATGCAGAGCATTCACTTTCCGAAGACGGCGTTTCGTGCGAACATTCGCGGGTATGCCCGCAACCCCGGCGAAGGGCTGAACGCCTGCCTGTGGCGGGAACTGATTCAGAACGCCCGCGATGCTGGGGCTACCCGCGTCGATGCAACCCTTTCTGAAACCGATGATCACATTATCCTGGCCTTCTGTGACAACGGCTGCGGTATGGATTGGGCTACCCTGGAGCGGGGGATGCTCACCTACGGCGGTTCCATCAAGGCGGACGGTGCCGCTGGCGGGTTCGGCATGGCCAAACTTGTCGTTTGCTTCAGCAGCGATGAAACCATCATCCGCACACGTGACATTGCAGTGCGGATTGACGGTATCAACTACGAACGGCTTCCGGTGGAAGCCCCCATTACCGGAACAGAACTGGTCATCAAATGCCCGAAGTCGGAAGCCCCGGATACCCGACTGGAGCCCACGGAGGCGGGACTTCGCTTCCTGCTTTCCCGCTGCGATATGCGGGGGATGCGGGTGTACCTGAACGGCATTCAGGTTCCGGACTGCCGCCATGACAAGAACGACGAATTCGTAGTCGAACGGTTCCCGACGTTTGCGGGGACCGCGTACTACTACAAACGACGGAAGCCGTTCCTGAGCCCTGACGGCAGTCCGGTTGCTGTGCTGACGCACCGTGGCATCTGGGTTTGCGATTTCCCCCTTCCCGGCGATGTCAAGGGGGCGGTGCTGATTGACAGTGATGCAGACCCCAAGAAGGTACTCAACGATACCCGCACTTCGCTCAGTGACTACTGGCAGCGGCGGGAACTGGAACGGTGGATTGGCCGCATCAACCAGGGTGCCCATAGCACCCTGAAAACGAAGAAGTTCACCAAACGCTACGACGGCGGGTTGTTCGTGGCTGATACTGCTCGGGCCATTGAGGCCACGGTTGCGGCCATGATGACGCCAGCCGAACCTGATCCGGCTGTTCCGGCGAGTACCGGAATCCATTTGAACGGTGAAGACTTCTTCAAGGTGGTGCTCGCCGCCGCCAAGCAGGTCAATGAACTGCACGGCAGCGATCAGCCAATGCCCACGGTGGCAGAAAAGGCAATCGAACGGGTGAAGTCCGGCGGGTTCATGGGCGACCGCAGCGAACTGACCAAAGCGGTTCGTCAGCTTGTCTGGCGTCCTGCATTCATGGTGAGCAACGAACGGGAAGCTACGGTTCCGGCGAAGTTCCTTCCGGAAGCGATGGCTCCGCGAGTGCGGACGCTGCTGAAGGTGTGGACGGAAGTGATTCGGCAGTTCCTGATCTGGCAGGGCGAACATCGTCCGTTCGGGGTGGGGTTCATTTTCAGCGATGACACTGCTGCTCAGTACAGGCAGGAAAGTGACGGAACCATCTGGTTTCTGGTCAACCCCGCTGACAGCCGTTGGCGGTTGAGCCGCAAGGTCAGCAACAAGGCCCATGTTCGCCAACTGCTGATTGATGCAGCCCATGAAGCTGCCCATGCGGTTGTGGGCGACGGAACGATTCACGGCGATCGGTTCGTTTCGGCCTTGGAGCAAAACGTCAACCGCCTGATGAATCACCGGGCTTTGATGGACAAGGTGATCCAGGCTTCCCGGAAGGGGTGATAGATGAACGGTTTCTTTGGGCATTCCGGCGTATGTGCGGAATGCCAGACGTTCGGGTTTGTTTGGATCGGTAGCGGCGATCAACTTTGCGATGACTGCCATACGCGGGCGGTTGTCAAAAGGAACTTCGCTGCTGATCCAGTGCTGGCTCAACAGGTGTATGCTTCCGCAACCGCTGACGATGCGTTGCGGAAAATGGGCATCCGCCCGTAAAATAACTACGAATTGAGCAAAATTGATTTGCTTTGATGCGTAGTACATGGTATGTTGTATTGTATGCAACATGGTGTTGTGTATACAGAAACCAAGGAGAAGATTCCAAGATGAACGAAGACAAGGCGAAGTGTATTTTCCTGGGGCTGATTCTGGCGATCGTTCTGGCAGTGGTCGTACTGATCGGCTACTGTGGAACGATCAACCCGGAAACCATCACCGGGGTTGTGGTGGACAAGGAGAAGGTCGTCACTTCCCACGTTCACTACAGCAAGGACGTGTTTTTCGTAACGTACAGTACCAGTTACCGGGTACGGGTACAGTACAATGAAGGGGAAGAAACCTTCAGCACCGGCCCC